AGATTTAAGTCTTAGGTAGACTGGCGATATTATTTTGTCAGGCAAATCAAGTACCTCAGTTTTTAAACGTCGTAATACTTGTCTTGAGGTTCGGTCTCTTAATTCCTCTAAGTTAGATGCCCCCGTAACATTCCAAACTTTTCTATTTCCCGCTTTAAATTGGTAACCTTGACAATACCTAATAGCATATGCCATCCAATTCTGAGCTACGGGACTCTCAATGAGTGATAACAAGTTAAAATAATTCATTGGTCTTGATGTCATTGGTGTTCCTGTTAACAACCAAAGTTTATCAACACTTTTAACAAAACTATTAACTAATTTAGTTCTTTGTGCTTGACCGTTTTGTAAATAATGGGCCTCATCAATAATGATTATACCAAAATTACTTTTATATATTTCAGATTTTTCTTTATCTTTTAAATCGTAAAAATTTTTAAGAATATCGTAATTAACAATTACAAAATCGTGTTCTTGGGAAAAGTTTTTACCTTCGGCAATATAAACACTCCTATCTGTGTAGTTTTCAATCTCTCTTAGCCAATTTATTTTTAAAGAAGCGGGACAAATAATTAATATTTTCTTAACGCCTGTTTCTAAAGCGGCAATAATGGTGGAAGTTGTTTTACCTAAACCCATATCATCTGCGAGAATAAATCTTTTAGACCCGGCAAGTTTCTCAATGGCAATTTTTTGATGTTCTAATGGAGGTCTGTGAGAGTACTTTGAATAATCTATCTCAACATTTTTAATTGTGTGTGTCTTAATTAAAGCTCCTTTAGGTAACCAAAACTCGTGTATAGTTTCCCCCGATAACACTTTTCCCCAAACATGATAGGCTTTCTCTTTCTCAACCAATAACTTCTCAACCCAAACTTGTTCAGGTATTGTAGTTAATAATTTTTCGTCAGCAATTTTTTTGGCAAAGTAAGGGTCAAGGTCAACCCATTTTTTTCCAACTTTAGGTGTTACATCGTAATAATTAATAATATAATCAGATTGGGCTCTTGTGGGATAAAATTTCTTATTAGATTCTTTTTGAGTTTTTAATTTTAGGATATAGTTATTTGCGCCTGAATAAGTTTCAAGTAACTCTAATGCTCTTCTCTCTAATAGAGGTTTGTTATTTTCTATATTATTTTCCAAAAGATTTGGTTTGAGTTAAAAATAAGTAATCTTTTAATATTTATCAATATGTCAACTAATAAAGTACCAATTACTCGAATAGGGAAATTCTTTGGAGATGAAGATTTTAATTTAGACCTTTCAATAGGGGAGGAATGGTTATATGGTGATATGAACTTCACATTAGTTCTTTATCGTATTGATAGACTGAAAACAAAAACCGATGATGTTTATGGTGAAACTGTTAGTGATGGTATTAAATTTTTACCACCAATAGAGTTTAAAGGGTATGTTCAAATTATGGCACCTGAAAATAAATATTTAGGTAATTCAAAAATAGAACAATTTGAGCCGGGTAATATTAAAGTGTCAGTTTACCAAAGACAATTGGATGAATTAGGTGTTGATATTAGTTATGGTGACTATATTGGTTACTATGAAACAGAAGATAGAGTTAGATACTATACCGTAAATAATGACGGAAGAGTCATCTCAGATAATAAACACACGTATGCAGGGTTTAAACCGTTTTATAGAACTATTATGGCGTCAGCGGTTACTAATAACGAATTTAGAGGTTTATAATGAAAATAGTAATAACAGAATCTCAAGTGGAGGTATTAAGAAGAGTATACGAAATAAGTGACCTTGTTGATTACGTTATCCATCATTTGAATAATGATATTAGAAGTGGTGGACCAGGTAATAGACCTGACAATTTTGGGGTATATGAAAATTGGGTAACCCAAAGAGTTAGTGATATGTTTAAACGTAGAAACCCTAATATTGAATATAAAAAACTTGATTTTTTAATGATTATGTCAGAAGTGTATAACGATAAACTAAAAAGAGGATTCAAAGAAGCCCTAAAAAAAAGATGAAAATACTAATTACAGAAACACAGGACCATGATAATTCTGAGGATAAGTTTAAAGGTGAAAGAGTTATGGTTTATTATAATTTACACAAACATACTTTTTCTGTGTCGTATAAATCAAAAGTTATTTTACATGCCGATTACGTTAAATTAAAAGATGTTGAGTTTAGAGTTAGAAAGGCTGGTAAAGAACGAGTTAGACGTGAAATGGTAAAAAATGTTCACGCATTTGTTATTGGTGATTTAGTTGATTATTGTCAGTCGCCATGTAAAAATATTCCTAAAGAACCAACGGATAATGTAATAACGTATAACCCTTATAAGTATGATAGTTTTGTATATAAATCGAATAAAAAACCAATATACAAAACAAAAGAAATTGATATGATTAATTTAAAAAACAAATTATTCGTAATAAAAAAAATAAAAAAACATTAAAATGCCATTACCTAAAATTAAAAAAAACATTCCTTTGACACAGTCAAAAACTCTTTTACCTAGAAGACAGGAATTGGTTGATAAGATTAATAGGGATGGTACCTATCTCCCTAAATCAATATTACATGCCGACTTGGACGGTGGGTTTTTAAATTTTGTTAAAACAGATTTAAAAACTGTTGTTGACGGAAAGGTAATACCTATGGTTGATATTTTAGTTACAACTCAGAATTGGTCTCAATTCACGGAAACTTGGAACATTCAAAATATTGATAAAAATGTCGAGCCCCCATTCATAACAGTTGTTCGTATTCGTTAAGTTTGGAACTAATCCCGCAACACTATACAATATTCCTAATAGAAAACAATATTTCTACGCACAAGTACCTACTTGGGACGGACAAAGACACGGAGCGGACATTTATAAAATACCACAACCTGTACCTGTTGATATAACATATAATGTTAAGATAGTATGTAATAGAATGAGAGAACTAAACAGTTTCAATAAAAATGTAATTGAGATGTTTGCGTCAAAACAAGCCTATACTGTGATTAAAGGACATTATATTCCAATAGTAATGGGTAATATTAGTGATGAATCGGTATTTGATTTGGAAAAAAGAAAATATTATGTACAAAGTTATGAATTTATATTACTTGGTTTTTTAATTGATGAAGATGAGTTTGAAGTTTCTCCTGCAATTTCAAGAGTATTACAAGTTGTTGAGTTTGAAACGCAAACAAGAAAAAAACAACCAAAAAAACTTTCAAACCCCGCAAGTACAACTTTAGATGTTTTATTTGTCGTTGGAAATAATATTATTACACAAATTTTTGATTATACTGTTGACCTAAATTTAGGTGAAACCGATAATGTTGAATCGTTTGAGGTGTACATTAATAACGACTATTATGGCTCTGATATTGAACAAATTCAAATAAACACTAACGACACTCTTAAATTAATTATTGTTAAAAATGATGACACAAAAGACAGTATAATTAAGCTCAATAATCTATTGGTTTAATTCTCTCCGTATATATCGGGTTTTCCTTTACATTTCTCAACAATAAGTCTTTCTAAGAAACGATACATCTTTATCCCTCTTTTTTCACAATAGGTCTTTAAGATATCATGAGCCTCAATCGATATCTTTAAATTCTTTATTTTTTTTTCGTTGTTATCCATGGTAGAAAAAAGGCAGAATTTATTCTCCCTAATAATAAATACTTATAGGAAAGTAAAGTGTTTTGGTTTTTTTTATAATATTTATCAATAAAATAAATTAATTAAGAAAACACAAGACTAATGGCAACAAACAGTAAAGTATTTGTATCACCTGGAGTGTATACTTCTGAAGTCGATTTAAGTTTCGTAGCACAGAGTGTAGGGGTTACTACACTAGGTATTGTAGGGGAGACATTAAAAGGTCCAGCCTTCGAACCTATTTTTATTACAAACTTCGACGAATTCTCAACTTACTTTGGGGGAAGTTCTCCCGAAAAATTCATAAATACTCAAATACCAAAATATGAAGCGGCGTATATCGCTAAATCTTATTTACAACAATCTAACCAATTGTTTGTTACAAGAATATTAGGTTTATCAGGGTATGATGCGGGTCCATCATGGACAATAACAACTAAAGCAAATGTAGACCCAGCAACAGTAGATTTCTATTGTGAAAGTGCTACTACGGTTAACTGTATTGACACATGTGTTGATTATAAAGTAGTTGACTTTGCAATTGATTTCTCAGGTTGTAATAACAGTTTTGGTTCAATATCATTTATTAACCCAACACAAATTCCGGCAGAAATTGCTGAGAAATTAGACATTCCTTACGAATTGTTTGACGGAAGTTTATCAACTGTTCGTACAAACATGACTAACCAAATTTTTGATATTCTAAACGAACCGTCTTCAGAAAACACCTCTATTTATTATTACGGGCCAATTTCAGGAGACACTTACGAAGCGTTTAGTCCTATCTTTACAGCAGAAACAAATGTATATGGTGTTAATAATGTTGATGCTAACCTTATTGATTACGCGGCACCAGAAAATGACCCTTGGTATTATAGTTTATTTGATAATCTTGGTAATGCAGCATATAGTGGTTATTCATTTTGGTCTATTGTCACAGGTTTAACTTTAACACCACCTGTTATAACAACGACAACAACATTACCAGGAACTACAACAACAACAACTACAAATCCTTGTATTACACCAACCCCAATATCAACAACAACTACAACAACTGCTGCACCTGTTAATTGTTATACAGGAACTTTAATTGGTAGAATTTATGTGTTTTCAGGAACTGCGTTTACTGATTATGATGATTTAGTAATAGCAACACTTCGTTCAAGAGGTTTGGCGACATACTCAACAGATGATGGACCTGTTTATGAGGTTAGCGGATTAACAGATGTTACTATGGATTGTTTAGGTGCATATTCAGGTGTAACTAAAAACCCATATGCGACATTTGGTATTAATATTACAAATAAAGATGGTAACACGTATTTCTTTGAAACATCATTCCAAAATTCTGACCCTAAGTATTTACCAAAAGTATTTGGTTCATCTAACTTTGCAAAACCAAGAACAGTAGTTCCTTTATTTGTTGAAGAAAGATTCCAAGCTTTATTAAACTACGGATGGAGAAAAGGGTTTATTAGAGGTTTAAGTTGTAACTTAACAGCTTTACCTAACGCAAGACAAGGTTCTGACCCTACATCAATCGCTTGGTATTTAGAACAATATCAATCACCAACATCACCGTGGGTAGTATCGGAATTAAGAGGTAACAAAGTTTACAACTTATTTAAATTTACAACAATTGCCGATGGTGAGGCGGCTAACACGGAGGTTAAAATTTCAATAGCAAACATTTCATTTAACAATGGAACATTTGACGTATTAGTTAGAGATTTCTTTGATTCGGACTCAAGTCCAGTTGTTATTGAAAAATTCACTAACTGTAATATGGACCCTAATGATAATGCGTTCATTGCGAAGAAAATTGGTACTATTGACGGTGAGTATGAATTGAATTCTAAATACGTTATGATTGAACTTAATGAAGACGCACCAATTGACGCATTACCTTGTGGATTCTTAGGATTTAATTTTAGAGAATATGCGGGTGTTAGACCTCCATTCCCAATTATTAAACAAAAATATGATTTTCCAGGTGAGGTAGTATATAATCCACCATTTGGTTTATCTTCAGGAGCTGACGATATTACAAGAAGTAATGGTGATAATGTACGTAGAACTTATTTAGGTATTTCTGATACTATAGGTATTGACGTTGATTACTACTATTACAAAGGTAAACAACTTCCTTTAGATATTTGTAGTGATTCTACGGGTGAAGATTGGAACTTTAGAAGTAGAGGATTCCATATGGATATTGATGCAAGTGGTATTACTATACCTAATGCATTTGTAACAAGTGGAACCCCAGCATTCTATTGTGGTAGTGCACCGTTTACTAAAGACCCTGATACAGAAGCTAACCCTTACTACAGAATTTTTGCTCGTAAGTTCTCATTCTTAGTACAAGGAGGATTTGACGGATGGGATATCTATAGAGAACATAGAACAAACAGTGATAGATTCGTATTAGGTAGAAATGGTTATTTAAAAGGTTCATGTCCATCAATCAAATATCCTACGGCGACAGGTTGGGGGGCATTTAAACAAATTACGGTTGGAGATAATACACAAGGTTACGCTAACACCGATTACTACGCTTACTTATTAGGACAAAAAACTTTTGTTAATCCTGAAGCGGTTAATATTAATTTATTTGTTACACCTGGTATCGATTATGTAAATCATTCTAACTTAGTTGAAAGTGCAGTTGATATGATTGAAAATGATAGAGCTGACTCACTTTATGTTTGTACAACTCCTGACTTTAACATGTTTGTTCCAACAACAACTAATACACAGGATTTAATTTATCCACAAGAAGCGGTTGATAATTTAGACACTGCAGGAATAGACTCTAACTATACCGCAACTTACTACCCATGGGTATTAACAAGAGATACTGTAAACAACACACAAATCTATCTACCTGCAACTGCTGAGGTTACAAGAAACTTAGCTTTAACAGATAACATTGCATTCCCTTGGTTCGCCGCGGCGGGTTACACAAGAGGTATTGTAAATGCTATTAAAGCACGTAAGAAGTTAACACAAGAGGATAGAGATACTTTATATCAAGGTCGTCTTAACCCAATTGCAACTTTCTCTGATGTTGGAACCGTAATTTGGGGTAATAAAACACTACAAGTTAGACAATCAGCTCTTGATAGAATTAACGTAAGAAGATTATTACTTCAAGCTCGTAAATTAATTTCAGCGGTATCTGTAAGATTACTGTTTGAACAAAACGACCAAAAAGTAAGACAAGATTTCTTAGATGCGGTTAACCCTATATTAGACGCAATCAGAAGAGACAGAGGTTTATACGATTTCCGTGTAACAGTTTCTTCAGACGCGGCTGACTTAGATAGAAACCAAATGACGGGTAAAATCTACGTTAAACCTACAAAGTCGTTAGAATTTATAGACATTACGTTCTATATTACTCCAACAGGTGCATCTTTTGAGAACATCTAAAATAAAATAACAAACAAGTCGACATAAAACCTCGGCTTGTTTAGCCAAATAGTGAAAATGATAAATAAAAAAAGAATAGTAGAAGGTATTGATGAAGAGGGAACACCTGACATGAAATACTATTCATTTGACTGGGATGACAACATACTGATAATGCCGACTAAGATTATCTTAAAGGATGAGGAAGGTAATGATGTTGGTATGTCAACTGAGGATTTTGCGGAATATAGAACAGATATAGGTGAAGAACCGTTTGACTATGAAGGTCATTCTATTGTAGGGTTTAGTGATGAACCATTTAAATATTTTGGTGTTGCGGGAGACAAACAATTTATTGTGGACTCTATGTTAGCAAAACCAGGTCCTGCTTGGCCTGATTTTGTGGAGGCGTTAAATAACGGGTCTATTTTTTCTATCGTTACCGCTAGAGGTCACACCCCTTCGGTAATTAAAGAGGCGGTATACAACCTAATTGTTTCAAATAAAAATGGAATTAACTCAGACGAGTTAGTTAAGAACTTAGAAAAATTTCGACACATTGCCGATGAGGGTGATTTAAATAAACGTGAAATTATACGTGAATATTTAGACCTTTGTAGATTTTATCCTGTGAGTTATGGAGAAGGCTCGGCAACAAATCCCGAAGAAGGAAAAATTAAAGCTTTAAAAGAATTTGTTGAGTATATTAAAGAAGTTTCTGAACAAATTAAGAAGAAAGCGTATTTAAAGAATAAAATAACTAATAACTTTTTACCTATAATTGGTTTTTCAGATGATGATTTAAGAAATGTGGAAAAAGTTAAAAGTCATTTTGAAAATGAGCCAGATAATATAATTAAGACTTATTCTACTGCAGGAGGAATTAAAAAAGAATATTAATAAATAAAACTAGATACTTATATGCTAAGAATAATTTTTTAAATCTTGAAAGTAAAGATAAAAAATTTATTTGGAGATATTTATAGAAAACAAAATAAACACAAAATAACAAAAAAAGAAAGAAAATGGCTGATTTATTGATGAAAATGCCGATACCGTATGAACCAAAAAGACAAAACAGGTTCATTCTTCGGTTCCCAACAACATTGGGTATTAACGAATGGTTCGTTGAATCTACGTCAAGACCACATATAACTATAAACCCTGTTGAGATTCCCTTCTTAAACACTTCAACCTATGTTGCAGGTCGTTTTACTTGGGGAACTCTTAACGTTAAATTCCGTGACCCTATTGGTCCGTCTGCGTCTCAAGCTCTTATGGAGTGGGTACGTCTATGTGCTGAATCAGTGACAGGTCGTATGGGTTATGCCGCAGGATACAAAAAGAACGTCGATTTAGAAATGTTAGACCCAACTGGTGTTGTTGTTGAGAAATGGATTTTAGAGGGAACATTCTTATCGGATGTTAACTTTGACTCATTGGCTTATAATACAGACGCTTTAGCAAGTATCACAGCTACAATGCGAATGGACCGTTGTATATTAGTTTATTGATTTTTAACTATTAAAATATTTCAGTCAAAATATATTTAAATCCACATGCTTAGGTATGTGGATTTTTTTGTTTCTATTTAAAAAAAAAGAAATTACTGTATATTTTATTATAAAAGACAAACAATATGGACCAAAGTATCATTGACGCAGGAACGGAGAGTTTTAACTTACCTCACGATATAGTACAACTACCTTCAGGTGGTGTATTTTATAAATCAAAAAAGAAATCAATTAAAGTCGGTTACTTGACCGCAAATGACGAAAACGCATTGATGGGGGCAACACAAATGAGTAATGATAATATCATTATGACTTTATTACGTAGTAAAATTTATGAACACGATTTAAGACCTGAAGAATTATTGGACGGTGATATTGAGGCTATTCTTATTTTCTTACGTAACACTTCATTTGGACCTGAATATAAAATATCAGTAACTGACCCCAAAACAAGTAAACCTTTTTCACATACAGTAGTATTGGATGAGTTAAACATTAAAAAAACACAACACCAACCTGACGAAAATGGTGTTTTTACAACAACATTACCAAAATCAGGAGTTTCGGTTAAATTAAAACCATTAAGTTTTGCTGAAACAACTGAAATCAGTAAAATGGCTGACCAATATCCTGTAGGAAGAACGGCGCCAGTCATTACTTGGAGACTAGCAAAACAAATTATTGAAATTAACGGGAATGATTCCAAGGAACAAATTTCAAATTTCGTTAACTCAATGCCAATTATGGATTCTAAGTATATCCGTAATTTTATTAGAGAAAATCAACCTTCATTAGATTTAGTAAAATCAGTAAAAGCCCCTTCAGGAGACTTGGTATCTTTCGAGATTACCTTTGGGGTGGAGTTTTTTCGGCCTTTCTTCTAATCACAAACAATTTTTAATTGAGGAGTATTATTTTTTGGCGAGATTTATAAGATTATCTTA